TATCCATGATAGTCGCGGCAGGAACAGGCTTGGATGGTCCAGATTTTTCCATGATTTGCCCATCCACGACCTCGTGATGAACATCACTGATAGCCTGCCATTGATCCTTTGATACTTCCATACATTCATCATCTACTGATGACCGTTGTTTGTCCGCCAATGATTTTGAGCAACGTACCCGTTTCTTGATCTTGCCGGTGTTCTCTTCGTATATGATGTAGTAACTCATATCTCTCACTTCCCAACGTGTTCGACGGTACCGAGTTTTCGATTGTAGGCATACGCAGTGTTACTCCCCGATACGTCAAAGTAAGCCAACAGATAATAGGTATGTTCACCCGCGTCGGCCAAATCATCATCCCATGTCGTATGTGCCACTATGCTATCTGGAGGAATATCATCCGTGAAAGACAGCACAAGTGGCCCAGATGTGGAATCTCGTCTTACTTCTACGTGAATTGTCGTGTCACCACTGTTTTCAACAGGCGTTCGCAGATAAATGCGAGCCCAGATCTCTACTATGTTGCCCTCGCTGTTCACAGTGAGTTCTTGCACTGTGTTCGTCGACGAGGTTGTCAGTTGGACTTCCTCCTCAGTGAAAGCTATGACCGAATCGTGTATAGCTTCATCGCACACGTTTGTCCTGCTGATCCACTCGCCCGACATCACCTGTTTGAGACGATTCAACTTCAAAATGGATTTGCTGTCTAATACATTCATGCCGATCTTCTACATTCTCACTTGCCGACGTGTTCTACCACGCCAAGCCTTCTGTTGTAAGCGTATCCGATATCTTCTGTAAACATGTCTGCCTTGTGAGCCAATAGATAATAGGTATGTTCACCTGCGTCGGGCAAATTGATACCGGACAACACTACCTCCTGCACAGTACCTGGGGGGATGTAGTACATGTCCCATACCACATATCCTCCGCCTATATAGTCCATTTTTATCCCTACTATAACCACCAGATCATCAGCGTTCTCGGCAGGCGTTCTTATGAAAACATGAAGCCAACCTCGCACGAAATTGCCTTCGGTGACCAAAACAAGTTCTTGTACCGTATGCGACGGCAGATAATGTAATTCAACCTCCTCCTCGGTAAAAGCTACGGCTGAATTATGCACAGATTCATCGCAGAAGCTCGCCCTGTTGGCCCACTCACCCAGCATGACCTGCTTGAAGCGATTCAATTTCAAATCAAAATCGCTACCCAATATACTCGTAGTAGCCATCAATCCTCTCTCGCCAATCCTCAAGGTTCTCGATGCACACTGACATGTCTCTGACCGCGTGAATGAAACGCTGGCAATCCTTGAGCACCACGCCGATATGCGTTACTAGTCTGCCACGCATCCGCAAGGTCACCAGGCAGAAAGGTTCCGGTCGATCAAGTTTCAGAAAACGACCACTGGTACTTTTGATCGCCGAGTCCCGCTCGATAGGATCCGTCACTGATGGTACTGCAGGTAATTCGATCCCCGCCCGGTGCGACACCTCTCTGCACAGATGCCAGCAATCATATTCCGCGGGGCCGGCAGCTCCGAGTCGAAAGGGCTTGCCTATCAGATCATCGATTTGCATTTTACGCAATTTGCACCCCTCCGGGAATGAGTCCCCAAAAACCACCGAAACGAATGTCTTGTCCGCGGGCAACGCAATCGCTCAAGGTACGACTGCATTCGTAATAGCCGACGATCCCACCGCTGGTATAGGCGCTGAAGTCCGCTCCATCGGTATCGTCCAGGGTGAACGTGTTACTGTCCTGCACGTGGATCGAGTAGTGGTTGCCATTCAATTCCACTGTCCCTCCGACCTCCGCGAAATAGACGACGTCGCCCGTTACAAACCCGTGACCGTTCGCCTGAACCTTTACATACTCATTGGAACTGATTGTGATATTGTTGATCGTCTTTCCGACATAACCGCACTCAGTGCTGACCAGGTTATTCGCATCTCGAAAGAGCCACCTGCAGCTCCTCGCAAAATAACGGTTCAGTGGAAAACGTCTCGTCAATGGATTCGATGCGCCGAGGATGCATGTGATCCAGTCTTCGGTTGCAATCGTCTTGACCAACTCATATTCAAAGGTCAATGCCGAGTAATCTTCGTAAAGCAAGCCGCTATTGACGTAGGTCAAGGTGACGATCGATCCCCGGCCGCCATCCAGCTCATCCAAGTACGACTGGAGCAATCTGGTGATGTTGCCGATCTGCACTCTCAACTGCGGTATCTCGCCGCTGTTGCTCTGCTCGATCCGATCTATCTGGATCGGAAAGGCCGTGTACTTGATCGGTACGAGCTCCGTTCCCACCCCGGAATTGTAGAGGTACTGCCGCTCTTTTTCACCAATAACCCTGTCGTAGATGCGCACGTCATCTATGATGCCATCAAACTTGTACGCATAGCTATCTACCGGATAGACACCTATTCGCACCGGCGTGCCTGTATGGCTGGTCAGGCCATTGAAACTGCCTGCTTTATCCACCGTGACGTCGACCTTTCGGCCGTCGATGTAGATCGCCATGCCTCCAGTATCGAATGTGCCGTCCCATGTTGCGATGAGGTAATGCCACAGACCGTCGTCGAATCGATCTATGGTCTTTATTCCGATTCGATGCGACCATTCGTTGGTCATCAAGTAGAATCGAATCTTCCCCGAATCGTACATGTCGATGAACCATTCTCGCGTCACATCGCTGATACCGTAGTTGTCTTTGGCGATCAGACACTGTGTGCCGGAATCGCTGGTCTTAAACCACAACGGAATTGTCAGGGCAGCCAATCCGCTGAGACCCGCTACAGATGATATGGTGATGTAGTCATTGGCACCATCCAGGTCTTGGGCGACATCAACCTTGCCTCCAGTCATCGTCAGCGACGTATTACGCTGGGCGGTGCCGTCGAGTTTCAAATCACCATTGTCCACAATGATGGTACCTGACGTCTCATCGAGTCGCCAGTGAGTCAGGCAATCCATCTCGGAATAGTCGGTATCATTGCCGATGCAGATGTCTTCAGTATTGCGGACGAGTCGTTCAATCGAACCATCGGAGAATTCGATCTTGACGCACTTGAGCCATGCACTACTCGTGTGCAACAGGTTCTTGGCCGTAATCAGATTGGCGGGCAAATCCAGGGGCATCAGACTTCCTCAAGGATCACTTTGGCTTGCCACAAGGTGAAATCCTCGGGCTCGCGCTGAAAGGATATCTTCTCAGCCAGGCGTACTTCGTATGTATCGTTCGTCGGCACATCAACCCAATTGAACGACTCGGCCCCAACATTCAATTGTGATTGAAATATCTCGATCAGCTCCTTTTCCGACTGCTGCAGGTATCTGAACATACGAACGAATCGTTTCTTGGCCAGCGTGTAAGATGCGCGTGTTAGGACGTGACCGTCAGCATACGGAGATTTCAACGTCGGGTCCGCTACCAAATCATCGGTGAACTCATCGGTAAATGAGGGTCCTTTCGACAGTGACGGAAAATTCAGCATCTGGATGCTCCTCATCAGGCTTGATGGCCCGCAATCAGCTCCCGCATCTTGCCTCCTCGATGATAGTCATCGGCGATGACCTCGATCACCCACTGGCGGCCATTGAATTTTGGGGCCGCCTCCTGCCTCAAGGCTGTACCACTGTTGTTGATGATGATCGTAGGAGCCGACATGCCCGCGGGGGCCGACACGCCCACACCGGCTGGGAGCACAGTCTCGCCTCGCTCCAGGATGGCAGGATACTCGCTCGGCGCCAATCCCTCATGCAATCTGGGCGCTCCCTCAAACAACCAGGCCGACACCGAACGATGAACTCGACCCTCCCCGACTACGCCGCCGCTATGAAACACGCCGCCGAGGTATGATCTTCCCGCTTCGCTTCCACCACCACTTTTCCCACCGCCGAATATACCCCCGAATATGCCGCTAACAGCCGTTGTCAAAGATGGAGCCAGACTTTCCGATATCGGTCTTATCGCTTGTATCCTCATTATATCCATCGCAATTTGTTGAAAGAGCGATTGCATTACATCGCCGAACTTGCCCCCTTCGAACAGGATCTGCTCGAACGCCCCGGCAAATGCATCTTCCATGCCGCGTGCCACCTCCATCCAGCGCTGGGCCATCTCGAGCTGCTCGATGCGCATGTCGAACTGCTCCATGGCCGCGGCGGCTTCTAACGTGCCTTCACCGTAACGGATGGCTGCCATGCGGGCAAACTCGGTGCGATCCCGTGCGTGCTCCCACGACTGGCCGATGCGCCCCACCATCTCGATCTCGCTGATCATCCGCTGGTTCATCTCGTCCATAGCGGTAATGGCGTCCCGCCGCTTCTGAACCTGGTCAAGCTCTTTGAGTTGGGCGGCATACGCACCAGTCATTTCAATTGATTCGGGAGTACCTTTGCCACGAGCTTTTTCAGCCCATCCATGAAACTTGACAATCTTCTCGGTATTCGGCCCGAACTGCTCATACTGCTTAGCAACCTCCAACTCCTCCTGGAGAGCGTCGGTCATCTTCCTGATCTCGAGTTCCGCATTTTTCGCATCCACACTGTCTAATGCTTCCTGATAATGATTCATCATGTCTGTGGTCTGATTGATCGCCTCACCACAAAGCGATTCTATCTGGATCATCATCTGAGCCTGTTCGACAGATTTTGCCCTACCGGCGATGACCAAATCGAGGGCCTGAGCCTCCGCCTCCAACTTGGCGATCACCTCATTGACCTGCTTGACCTGCTCGGCGCGATTAAGATCATCAAGAGTTTTCCCATATTCGGCAATCTTATCGATCGATATCTGCGTTTTGGCGCCGCATGCCTGCTCGATCGCTATCATCGCTTCGGCCAGTTTGATAGATCCGGCCCTGCCTGAATTGACCATATCGAGGACTTCAACCTGCCGCTTTATCGAATCGGTCAGCTTATCAACAGCATCAGATTGCTCTATATCAACAACTCCGGCATAACCAGGACCTCCACCGATCCTCATATTACCCAATTTGGATTCTTCAAGTTGTCCCGCAGCGGTCTCGATCCGGATGTCCCTATAGAATTTTGCAAAGATTTCGTGAATGTCTCTTTCTTTCGGCAAGAATCCTTTGTCAACAGCAGTACTCTTCAATAGCTTATCGTAGAGCAATTTGTCTTTTGGTTCTTGCGGTAATTTACCGCCCAAAAAACCCTTAACAGGTACCCTCTCAAAAGCAAATAGATCTTTGTCTCCCATTATCATCTTGTATTGTTCTTGTGCAGATTTCTCCGTCTCATGGACGTTCTTCTCGGTCTCAAGCGGACTGATGACTCTTCCTGTTGCTCTTATAATGCCATCTATCGCCTCAGCAACCGCCATGATGCTCTCGGTTACAACCTCCATCACCTTTACCATGCGGACGCCCATACCTTCGCCTGACATGGCTGCCTCGTTAAACCGCGTCGCCAGAACCTCTACCACCGGGGCCATTTGGATCAAGGCCTTTTGCCATATCCCTTTGAAGACCACGCCCATCCGCTCGAGGGCATCATTCGCCGCCTCGACCTGGGCGGCATCGAAACGACTGAACGTACCACCGAGCAATTCAAGCTCGCGTTGAGATTTCCGAATGCCTGCTGAACCCTCCGCAAGGAAGTTGGCCATTTCTCGACTCGATCGTCCGAAGAGCTTGTTGGCAACCGCAGCCTTGTCGGCTTGAGTGCTCAGTTTTGACATCCGGTCCGACACCAGGCCCAGGGCCTCGCTGGGGCTGAGCATAACCAGGTCGTTGGCGCTGAGGCCGAGTAGCTTGAGGGCATCCTTGGCCTCTCCGGTGCCCATGCGGACCTCGCCCAGCCGCTGGTTGAATGTCTCCAGGGACTTATTGAGCGTCTCGGTGCCGACACCTGCCAACTTGGCCCCGTACTGAAGGCCGAGCAGATCTTCCGTAGCGATGCCCAGGCGATCCGAGAGTTTGGCCGTCGCATCGATGGCGTTCATGGTCGATTTAATCATGTAGGTAAGGCCACCTACGCCGGCCAGTGCCATGGCCCCGCCGACCAGCGACTTCAGGCTGCTGGTCGTCTTGCCGACAATGCCGCTGAAGCTCTGTAGCTCCCTGGAGGCCCTGTCTCGCACGTACAGTTCGAGCCCGACTTTGGTTTCGCCCATATAAGACCTCTATCTCTTGGAGAACATGTCCTTCATCGCATCCTGCATCTCGTCGATACTCATCGGAGAGCGCGGCTCGAACAGTCGAAGGAAATCCTCAATCCTTGGCCTGCGGCCCTTCTTGCCCGACCACACTTGGGCAACCAGGCACATCAAGGCGCTGAACCGCAGGTTCTGGGCCGATTCTCCGAACGGCTCGATCCGTTCAAGTATCTGCCACGAATGCAACTCAAGCGATGTCAGGCGTTCGCCTAACTCGGCGACCGTCAACCCGAGATGGCCGGCGAGTCGGTACCTGAATCGCAGCTCGGGTTCGTCAACGAGTTTTTTTCGATTTGCTCCTGAGCGCCACTGGTCACGCCGGATAGGCGCAGAATCGCCTCGGCGATCGGCTCGGCAATCGCCGCCGGCAACTCATCGCACTTGGCGATATCGGCGGCACCGAACATTCTCGTGCCGTCGGGATTACGCAGACCCATCGTCAAAAGAATGGCACGTGAATGCTCGAACTTCACTGATCGTCGATTCCCGGAGCCCGAGGTAATCTCATCCTGGTATTGGCCGTATTCGGCGGCAGTCAGGCCGGCCACAAGCACCTGGCCGCCGGGTATGTCGATCCACTCAGTCGGCACCTTCAGACGCTGAGCCAGCAATTGTTCCTTGGTTATCTGATTCATCATCAATCCTTTCAACTTGTTTCGATTCGACCGCCACTGACGGGGCGACAGTCATTCCATTTGGGGATGGCTCACGCCATTTCAAATCCTTATCTTCAACGAGCCTGACAAAACCTTGTGCCGCCAACTCCAAACCTCGCGATCGATCGAGTGCGCGTATCTCGCCCACCTGGCCGCGAACATCCAACGGGTGGAACACATCCCGCAGGTACTCGAACTGTGCAACGTCAGGATGCAACTCACCTGTGGCCGATCTCTTATCGGCGCCCGGGCAATATGAGTCATCGACCACTTCGATATAACCGGATCGAATCAACTGCTCGATGTCCGCCTGACTCGGCAGCTCCTTGATGTCACCTTTCTTGCCGCTGACGGCCAGGGGGTACTCTATCGTTCGTAAGTATCTGTACAACCTGCCCATGATGTCCCCTTTCTTTTGAACGGATATATCCGGACCCGCCGTGACTCATCCCCTTGTCTTCTGGGGATGGGCCAACTCGATAAAGACTATTATGCGGCTGGCGTAAACGTAGGCTGACCGGTCAATTCGATCGTGAGACTGCCAGCCACGGGGTCTTCAAGGGCGCCGCCGCCGTGAGGACCTTCAACAATGAAGCCGCTACAGACAAGTGTGCTGGTGTCAGGAAGAGTCATCGTCCAGTTCTCAGGCGTCCCGCCGATCGCTGTGACGATGCTGTTCCACAAGGCCTTGGCAAACATCAGGTCAACCGTGAGTCGGCCGGCATCTTTAAGACCCGGTATTTTCTCCCTCCACTTGTTGGTACTCGACGAGCTTGTGCAGTCGATGACTCCCGCGCGTGGGCCGTCCCATTCGATCCGGGTAAGATAGCCGATCGCACCCGTGCTTGCTCCACTCAAAGTGATGTTCATACCTGCGTATCCCATGATCTGTCTCCTTGAAAAAGGTGATGTTCTTCAGTCCTCTTAGGGATGGCTTGTGCCATTACATTTTTGGCCCAAAATCTCCAGACTCCGGACTCTACACTCCGGACTCAGAGACTAGTCTATTCCGATTGCGATGATGTCGTAGGTCAGGGTTGAACTGCCGGTCCCATCGTGGGCGAGCTTGAGGTTCTTATTCGTCGTCAAATCCAAACCCGCAGCATTGGGTGCAGTCCACTCGAACTGTCCCCCTGGAGGTAACTTCAGGATGTCGCTGGCATCGCTGAACAGACCGACCGGCGTGGTCCCCCCACCTATCAATAGATTCGCATCGGCACTGCCGTTCTTGATGAACAAAAACTTCAGCTTCGCCAGGGTCAAAAGAGTGCCGAGCGGATCTTTGAGAGTACCGCTGGCATAAAGATCAAGCACCTCGTTGGCCGCATCGGCCAAGGGCCGTTGGTCGTGAAAGATCATATTGGCCTGATTAGCGCCGGTGCCGTTGGCGAACACGATGCTGCGGTCGAGATTCAACTCATCGATCGGTGTGGACAAATCGAGAGGACCGGTAAACTGGGTCAGAAACTTCTTATTTATGGTCGCTGTCAATGCCATGTTTCTATCTCCTAAATCGCAAGAGTGTATGGGTCATTCACACAAACTGAATAGCGTATTGTCACCGTCATGCTGAAGCCCGTCGCCCGCTCGGTGTCGAAGTACTTCGGCGTTCCAAGTTGGATAAATTCCGCCAGACCGCCGCAGTATTTGCCGGCAACCGGATTCAACAGCTCGAGACCCAGCCGCTTTTCGATGTCACTGCGCACCAAGTTGATCTGGGTCTCGATCGGATCACTGGTGTTATCATAGACCATTGTCAGAAGTAGAAACGGCTGTTCCCAGGTGATTGCCTGCGGCGTAAGACCGCTTTGGTTCGGGTCATCTTGAAAGATCAGCACATTGCCCTGCTTTAAGAGATCATCGGTCAGATTGATCTGCTTGGGCCTGACTGCAATCAAATCACAATTGTAGACGTCACCAATCCTGATCTGATTGATCGCGGATTTGAGCCATTCTGCTATCTGTTCGATGATCGGCGTACTCATCGCGGCACCTTCGCCAACTGGCGTTTTACCTGATCCTCAATGTGCTGCTCGAGGCTTCCGAGTGCATATTTTTCAACCTGCTGGACAATCTGAGGCATATCTTTATAAAGGTCGGTCAGGGCTGGACCGAATAATTTGAAGATGGGCAGTCGCGGCACGAGCTTGCCTTGACCGCTTAATATCTCGCCGGTTCGCCAGTCGAGAACGGGTTTGCCCCCGCCGGCAAGGCCTCGGATAAACGCCGATTTACCCCGTTCGCCTTTTTTAACCATCTGAAAGGCCCGTCTGGCCATCAGACGTCCACGCGACCGAAGAACCATGAACGGCACCCCTTCCTCGGTCTGGCGATAGGTGAAATATCGTAGTGATATCGGATGGTAACTCAAAAGAATGCGACCAACCCATCGCCGAAACGTCGCCTTATCTATCTTCAAGGCAGCCTTGATCCCACCAATTGTCAACCGCGGCACCTCGGTTTTGACCTCTCGGGCCATGTTCGCCCGGGCCGAGATCAGCGTGCGATTTATGCCCTGGCTGACCGCTCTCGGCATGGCACCAGGTATGCCGCTCAACACCCGCTCGAACAGCGTGAGCTTTTGCTGGTCATAGCGAATTGTTATCAGTGGCTCCGCCACTACTGCACCTCAAGGGTTACCATTCCTGCATCCTGGCTGACGATCCGCAATATCCGACACCACTTGGCCGCGATTCCTGAGCGTGGAGGCAACTGGACTGAATCACCTATCAACTTGCCATCATCGGCGGTGCTTATCCCGTGGGTGACATCATTCCTGACCGTGACGTTTATCCGAGGCCCTGCCAGGCGAGGCGATCCGAGACCGGATTCACCAGGCTTGTCCGTCACATGGTCCACAATGGCCTCGATGCTCCGGACTGCCCCGCCGGCGGACTTCTGATAGACGATGGTCTGTCCTCCCAGCGCAGTTAAAAAAACCTGTGCCTGATTTCGCAGGACGTCATCGAATGATAGAACGGCCATTGAATCTATCCGCCGCGGGCGAACTCAAAACCACAGTCGGACCTTATATTGTTGTGATGTTGCTCAACAGGTACGCACAATCGATAGCGATCAGCTCTTCGTCGGTGTGCTGCCTGACTCGCATGATATCGCTGCGGATTTGCTCTTCGCGGTATGATTCGACGATGAAATTATCCGCCGAATCCTCAGTCCACAGGAACGTGCGGCCGATGCAGGGAATCTCAGTCAGGTCGGGACTCTCGCTGACATGGCAGAGCATCGCGTATTCCTTGTACCACACCGCCCCCATCGATGCAGCCTGACCTTGCTTGGCCGCGTTATACATCGCATCGCCGACCAAAACCTGTTTGACGCCGAAGGCCTGGGCGAGCAACTCGGTCGAGATGTTGCCACGCTGCACCGCCGGGTTGGTGTACTTGATCCGTTCCACAAGCTGGTTGCACAAGCCGAGGTCGTGGAATGTGCTATAAGCGATGATCAACGTGTTCGGCTCGATCCCAATCAGATCGTGAACAGCCTCTTTGGCGGCATTGACGTCCTTGATAGGTACTGCATTCGTCGCGTCGTCCCATTCGTGTGTAATGGGATGGGCCGTGAAGTTCCCCGCATTGAAGAGTATGTCAGCGACGCGCTTCTCTTGAGTCCGCAGGATGATGCCCCTAGCTCGCTTGGTGGCGGCAAGTTCGGCGTCGAAGAATCGCGAGTACAAGGCCCGCTCAACGTCATCCACCGCCTCTTCCCAGCCGTGCTCGACGCAAGCATAGTTATCGGTCTCGAACTCCCAGTCGCCTCGCTTATAGGCGGCCCGCATCGCACGCCTGGTGTCAGGCACAGAGGTAAACGCCTCGCGCGGAAAAACCGGATAGTCGGCGCTTTGCTTGGCCACCGGGAAAGGTGGCATTACTTGCAGACCGATGTACCGCAGTGCATCGTCGGCGAACTCACTTACGACCGCTGCCAAATCCGGCCGCTGAATGGCAGTTGCACTTGTTGGTCTTGGCATTGCTGTTTTCCTTTCAAAACAAGGTTTTTGTCTCAAAATTGGGCAATAAAAAAGGCAAGCTGGTGAGTTGGCACCAACTTGCCTTCTTTATTCTTGCGTCACCCTCATGCCTGCCGGCACGAGCGCGAACCCGTTATTCTTATGTCCTGATTTTGTCGCGGTTACGACAGTGTTAGCCGTCCCTCAGGGAATGTGACTCAACACATCCCTCCTATCGATCGGCACGGACCTTGACGTAATCGATCCAGGCCGTCTGGACTGCTGCCGCTCCTGTGTGCGTCTTGATCTCACAGACCGGCGAGAGCGCCTCGTCGTCAGGTACCACGATCGTAGTACCATTATCAGTCATCGTGACCTTCAAGACGTCGTTGACGAGGAAGTATACCTTACCGGCACCATCCCAAAGGAATCCGAGTTTGACAGCCTTCGTGGCGAAGTTGCCGATCGCGCTGCAATCGAGCAGATCAACCGTGGTATCGACGTTGTACTCGGTGTTATCCTGCTCAATCAACGCCTTGAGATTGCCGTCGTGGAGATTCTCGAAGCCCACGCGATCGGTCACGCCGCCGAGGATACCCGTATCGGCGATCGCCAGACCGATGAAAAAGTCGCACTTATCGACATCGAGCAAGGCAACCTTGGTCTCAAAGTAAACAGCCTTGCCCGTTGCCAGTTTGATAGATTCTCCATTCATCTGGATGCTTTCCAGGTCGGCGTTTGCATCGTTGCAGGTCAACTGCAACAACCCACCGGGTCCATCATCGGCTACCTTGCAGACGTCGGCCTGATCAGGGCCACCATCAGTGCTGCTCTTGAGCCAGTCGGCCTTGTCGGCCGACTCGGAGAACTTGTGACCATCCTCGGTCACGCCCGTCAGGAAATCCTCCATCAGCACAACCGGTTCGGTGCTCAAGGAGGTAACATCGGCTCCGCAAAGCAGTACCTCGATGATGTCGCCGTCAGCCGTGGCAGCCTCGATCGCATAGCCGTTGCAACCGCCAACCACATCGGCCGCCACCTTGCCGTCCAGGGCACCGTATATCTTGGCCCCTGCAGCGATCGGGCCAGCGGCGGTCACCTCAAAGCTGCCGGCATCAGTTCGAATCCGAAGAGCCACATCGGCCCCGTTGGCCACCCCATACTCGGTCACACCGATGAATTCCTCCCCAGCATCGGAATAAACCACCGTCGCGCCGGATAACTTGACCCTGCGACGAGCTGCAAGCGCTTCGCCGGCGACCAGCGTAATTTTCCCACATTCAGTAAATCCCATGTTCGTATCCTTTCATTCACGTTTTGATTGTTGAACTCAGTTTGGCCCGCTGTTGACGGACCACTATCTCCTTAGGGATGGCTTACGCCATTATCGGGCACACCCGCTACTAACGTCGGGATTGTTTGCGGCCATCAGTGCCCTGCTCTACTTCTTCAGGTTCTCCTTTCACTTTGCCGGTTTGTTTGCCAGCGTCAGTCGAATCAGGTGTCACGCCGGTTTGCTTCGTGTCTTTGATGGATGGTGAATCGGCGGATAACCAGGTTCCGCACCGACGACAGCGCTTGCGCTTGTCCGACGTCACCACTCGAACGGTACCACATTGCGAACATGTTACTCGTGCCATACTATTCCTTGCCCTCTCTCATCTTCTGGTCTGCCTCTGGATGCAAGTTGATACAAGCGTCGACCGCCTGATCCCTATTATTCTTTGCCGTCTCTCATCTTCTGGTGTGCATCGGGGTACAGAGTGGCACAAACCTCGACCGCCTGAGCCCTTGAGCACTTATGCTCTGCAGCATGTTCCGTAACCAGGGTCATAAACGGTTTGGTCTTCTGCACCGCCGATTCCCGTTCCTTCTGTTTCTGCTCGCTGTCGCTGAATTCCTGATAAGCTGGGTCTGGAACAGTTGATCCTTTCGCCTTACTCATCTTGTCCTGGAGTTGCTTATTTTCATTTTCAAGCTTGGCAAGACGCTGCTCGAGGGCCTGCTGGGAAGTCTGATTCTGCTTATAGCAATTGACGAGCAGTGCAGAATCGTCACCACAGGCCTTTTCGAGGTCGGCAAAGGATTGCCGCTCCATCTCATGGCCTTCATTGCGGGCCTGCTCGACGATTACCGAATAGATCTCAGGGTACTGCTCGGCAAAGGTCTCTACTGTAAATTGTTCTGTTTCTTTGCCCATAATGTCATTCTCCTTAATCATGCTAAACTTGATACTATGTTGATTTTGATCGTGTGCGGCTGAGATGGTATTGCTGTCCATCCCAAAGACGCACATGCTGACCTCTTTGATTAGCGACTTGCGGAACACCGCCCCGGGCCCTTTGAGTTTCTGACCGTTCACCTCTACGGTCTCGCCTTGTTGTACCTGCTCGATCACCGTAGGCGGTATGAAGAGGGATGCCTCCATTGGAAAACCCTGAGTCATATCTGCCGCGAGCTCCTGGGCAACCTGATTGTCGAGAAACTCACCCTCAAAGGTCACCTTGTCGGTAATCTCTTGCTTTGTGGCAAATCCGATCCGCCGGTTGGTGAAGTGCTCCTCAAGGACGGGAGTATTCTTCTTGGCAAACTTCATGCCAGTCAAGTCAAAGGCGATATTGCCCCAGTACCAGTGACCTTCGATGATGCGGCCTGAATACCCGACGATACTGAACGTCTTCTTATTCTGACCATCATTGGAACCTTTGGTAAACTCCGCCTCGGCAAACACACAAGCCTGGCAAGGTGCAGTATTTCCATCGATACTGGCCAGCGTGTGTTTGTCGGCCTTTGACTCACCCGATGCCGGCTCGAAACTCTGGTACTTGATCCCGTTGGTTTTGAGCCATTGCTTGGCCTTATCGGCAGTCCAATTCTTTGTAGGAAATCTCAGGGCCTGCGGCAAAGGTGGGTCGCTCGGTTTGGCCTTGCCCTTGAGCTTGGCCCAGATGATGCTGATCGTCTTCGGCACTTTGATCTTACCGTAGATCGTGCCCCCATCGGTACGTCTGTAAGTCTTTGCGTCAAAATCGTCCGGGTCTCTCAAACGTGCGCTGTGCTCATTCGGCATTGGCATTTTTGTTACCCCTTATAGGTGGTCCGCCCTCTTTGTCCAACTGCCGGGCGACATCTTCGTAGTCACGGCCTTGACGGGCACAGATATCGCGCCTGGTCGTTGTGGCATTCTCCAGCTCAGTTCTATCGGCCATTGCCTCCTTGAACGGGTCCACATAAGTCCACCGCCGGCATTGAACTAGGTGTTTATAGGCATCGGCTCGTTGAGACAGTTTGTCCTGCAGGATCATCCGATCGACGTGCCATCGCCAGGTCCGCGACACCATCGGATTCAGCACCCATCTCTGTTCCCGCTGCCATCGGGACCGAGCCTGCTGCAGGGCGATTCGCGCGTTCATAAAGGTGGCGCCTGAGTAATCACCCGTGATCAACATCAAGGGCAGCGCCAACGGCCGGCCGATGTATGCTGAAACTCGATCGACGAATAAGTTGAAGTTCGTGCCCGGTCTCTCCATCCCGACACCCTTGATGTCTTCCCCGGGCTGGAGATATTCGATCGTACCAGGCTCCATCTTTTCAAGACGATTGCCGAACTCATCCTCTCCGGTCGAACTGATCCCACCGGTGAAAGCAGGCGGAATAGCACCCGCATCCTTGCGAATCACAGCTAAGGCATAGGAAGCATTAAGACAGGCGCCGATAAGTTCTGCGTCGATATACTTTTCATTTTTGTCAATGTGTGAGATCGCAGCTTTCAAAACCGGCTCTCCGCGACTCTGACTCACACGCTGCGGACTGAAAACGTGATGGACCTGCTCCGCCAGATATTGACGATAACTTTCGGCCCGAATGTAACAGGAATCCTTGCGATCAGGCTGACCGATATAGTAACCGATGACCCGGCCAGTCTGCTTGCTGTAGGCGATGCCATTCACAACGTCATAATTCTGGGCGGCAATGCCGCCGTATGGTGTGCCTACCTGGTCACCCTCGATCAGTTGAATGGCGTCATCCAGATATATTATGAACGAGTCGCCATCGCGCAGATATCCCAAATACTGAAGACCATGAGCCTGATTGATGTTGAACCTACCCGTGACATCACACGGCTTAACTACCATCTCGTCCTGCCAGAGTTGCTCAGCCTGCTCGTTCCATTTCGGATCTTCTGTTTGAGCTTGAACTTTCACCTCTTCCCCGAATATCTCATCGAGCACCGTCAACAACATGCCCTCGATCAGCGGGTTGTTGCGCATGTAGTCGCGGTGGATCTCTCTCAACTGGGACAGGGACGAACCTGTCAACTGACTATCGCCCGTTCCACCCGTGCCAGATCGTTTCTTTCTGATCCGCGATTGATCGAGTGCCTCGTATGCCGCGCGGAACTGTGCCCGTCGAAAGGCGGCCTTGGGATTGAACACGCCGACAAGCCGGTCATAGATCAGAGAGATTTGTTCCGAGAAATTTCTGCCGTTTCGTTTAGTCATCATCAAAACTCTACTACTCGCCGAGTTCCGCTCCGGCCTCTTGCAACACTATTATGTAATCTTTCCTCACGATCGTAAAGCGTGCGCAGATCCGCGTTTGTGATCGTCCGGCCTTGCACCGAAACCGCCTGGGCGCCTGATTCGATCGCCAGGATGGCAAGTTGAACGCTCAATAGCTGCTGGGCCAGCGTAGGGCTCGTACCGGTCAAATAGCTGTAGACGCCGGTCACCTGCTGGCTGGACCCGCTTGCAACGGTCTCTGTGCTCAAGGTGACATTCAACGGTATGGCGTTGTCGGCGGTGATCAGGAATCCGACCACCGATGCCCCCATATCGTTTGTCGTTGCCGCAAAGTTGTACTGCCCGTTGCCTTTCTCGGTGATGATCCCTTCGGCCGTCTGCTGGCTGCCACCATCCAGACATCGCCTGACCGTGACCGCGGCACCCGTCAGGGCCTGGCCGGTAGTCCGATTCACCAGGGCGAAAGGTATGTTCGTAGCAGTATTTCTGAGCCAAGCCATTACTCGTTCCCCAAGAACACGTTTGTTTGAGCGCCCCACGCCGGCTGAAATGCGAAGGCGCCGGTCATGTCAAGATCGAAGATCATCCCCCAGAAGAACGCTCGATCGTGATGGTCTATCGTTCCATCAACCAAACCGAATAATCTCATGTCGCCACCTCCTGAGTTTGCGTATTGGCGTCTTCCGATATCACCTGGGTCGTAGCGACAGAACCATCATCTTTGTAGCACTTCAGGGTTCCATCCGTCTTACTGATCACAGCCTTTTTGAAAGATCGCCGCCAATCTTGAACGCTCATCTCCCGGAAATTCGACGCCACACCCACTGGTTCGGTGATCGAAATTGAATCCAATCCATCGGCGGCCAGTTTGACCTTCCCACTACTCACCGTGATCGCTGACCCGTCGCTGGTTCTTGCAACAGCCGTGGCCGCGGCGTCCGCCTGCTTCAACGGGAACGCCGTTGTTTCATCGAACTTTGCCGCTGTGATCGCATCATCGGCGAGCGTCATCGCACTGCCAACCGCCGCCGGACTGGCTGGCAGATTATCCGTCTTGGCTTTTATGGCCGCTACCTCCGTATCGAGGTACCCTGCTATGGTCGCCAGTTGTGCATCAATGTCCGAGTCATCAGCGGGATCTGCCGGCAGGTTGTCGGTCTTGGCCTTTATGGCCGCTACCTCTGTATCGAGATATCCTGCTATGGTCGCCAGTTGTGCATCGATGTCCGAATCGTCGGCGGGATCCGCTGGCAGGTTGTCCGTCTTGGCCTTTATAGCTGCCGTATCTACCTTGACTGCCGCCACATCTGTATGGATGTCAGCCAACCCGCCAGCCGCATCGTCAAGTAGGTCAATACAGGTCCTTTCAGTGGCTCCATAATCAGCGGTGATATGACCATCAATCGTTCCGACGTGGACGTGGACGGCTGCAACATCAGTAGCGATTCCATCAACTACTGTGTCCACGGTTGCCACCGGTGCATTGAGGTTATCGGTTATGAGCTTGGCGGCACTGTTGGCTACGGCGTGACCTGTATTTACTACTTCGTCCCAGATGGCATCCACGCCGGCGGCAGAAAGGGCGGGTGTCGCCGCATTGAGACTTGTCTTCTGCAATGCGCCAAAGTCTATATTCGCCTGCTCGGCAACAGCAACGTCGAGTTTATCCGTCCCCATCAAAGAATCATAGACGTTGGCGGGAAGAACCATATAGTCATCCCACACTGGAAGGAATGTGGCCGCCTCCGCCATCATTACCCGCAGTATTCCCACAGTGTTCATATCAGTAGCATCTAATGTGACTTTGAACATGCCGTAAGCATCGAGAACACTCGCCGTTACCGTTTGGTGTCTAATGGCGCCCGCAGCACCATTCTTGCTTAGGAATATGCCGGTTGTGGCGTGATCTATCGAGGTTATGATACCAGTCCCAATTTCGAGAGAAACACCATCCGTTTTGTCCAGAAACGGCCCGAACATTATGGTACACGCAGTACTCTGTTTCAAAACCTTCATGTGCTTCTCTTGCGCCTATTGTACATTGCCATCGCCACCGGAATTGACAGCCCGCCTGCGGGTACGGAGTAAGACATCAGATGTATCGGCATTTGTCTGAACATCGCAAACGGCTCACGATAATGTTGGGCAATCTCGGAGGCGGAAAGGGCACGATTCCAAAATCGGATGCCATCTATTACCCCATTAAATATAGCCGTTGTTGTGGTCGATCCCCCCAATATGGCAAGCCCTGTCGTGAAAGTGTAAGCACCAGTAGTATTATTGTCCAATCCTCCATTCAAATAAACGCTTCTGTTTGTTCCGTCATAAACCACTACTCCGTGATACCAAGTGTCAATTGCAAGAGTAGTAACGCCCGTTGTCAACCAAGCAGTAGCACTTGCGGCAAATGCTAATTTATTTGCATAAAGTGCCATTGCTGGATACTTTGTGCCAATAGTTTTCCCATTTATATAATGATTTCCTGTCACTGAATTGGTTTTGAACCAGGCACTTATTGAAACCGATCCGCCCACTGGTATTATGTCTTTACCAAAATCAACATAAGTACCACTAACCCCATCAAAACTCAGGCAAGAACCAAATTTGCCAGGAGTCCACAAAACACCCCCCACAAAAGTACCTGTATTCCCATTCCCACTTAGGTCATAGACTTTACTTTTGCCGCCTTCGTTCATCAAGTAACAGCCGCTCTGACCTTTGACAAGGGAATGCCCTTTGTTAAGGGGCGTTCCAAGTCGCGGCTTTATCAATCTGCGATAAGGATAGGCCATGTTAGAACTCTATGCAGCAAGCCCGGCCTTCATCAACGGCATCCGTTGACATGTTGAGCCTGGCCAAGAGGACACAGTCCATAGTGACATCGAAGTCTTCCTGGTCGCTGGGCCAGTTGGTATTGTCAGGTGAACACTCCAGATACAAGTCAACAGTACCGTCGGTCGATGTGACATTGGCAATCACCTGAAATATCCCCGTGAAGCCGATATACAGATTTGATGTGTTGTCCTGAACCGTACCCTCGACCTGAGCGGCAGCAGCCAACGAACCACCCGTAGTCAAAAACGCCGCCGCATCTGTAATGTTTGCACCATAGGTCATCGCTCCAGAAGCCATCTTCCAAGGCGTGACTATCGCGGATATCATCGCAGCTTCGTTGTAAGTCAACGTCTGGTCTGTGCTGTTTACAACTCGTAGTCGCCAATATGCAGGTAGCATCAGAGAGTCCTCCCCTCAAGGTTGGCTTTTGCCGCCAACTCCAAAGCGGTAATCTCACCAGCGATGGAATCTAACAATGTTTGTTCCGCTCTTTTCTTCACATACTTATTCCACAAGGTGTTCAAGACCTCAGTCTTTTTTGCGGTCGTTGATATGTCCGCGTTCGCCATGTTTACAGTGTACGTTCGCAGATCGATGCTGTCCGTCGCCGTCGCAACGATACCGACTATCCTTCGCGGAACGTCAATCGGTGTAATCTTTACCTCCCATGTAACAGCCATAGATTCTCCTTTTGAGACTGCTATAGGCGCAGTCGGAACCCATTTATGGTCAGAATACAGGAGCAACCGATCAAACATCAAGAAGGTCATTGCTAATAATTAGCAACGAGTTGAAGATTTTTTTAAGGTAAGAAAAGACGCCACTGTAGCCAAAAAACAGCCAAACCGATCGCATCGGCTATGTCGCCGCCCAGATCCATCCCGCTTTTGTACTGCGGATATTTCTGCTCGATCACCTTTTGTCTGACCTCTTTCGGCACTCCTCGCGTCCAGTCATTTTCGAGCACGGCAATCACCGGGACGAGCGGCTGGCGTTGTTGACTCCAATTATCAGCTTCGGCGGCGATCGCCCCGACGCCGGCGCCGTAAACAGCCAATCCCGCACCCTGACCGAGATGCCGGCGGTGCCCGACTTTGCCTTTCGTCCACTCCACCAGGATCGTATCCGGGTTCAATTCATCGAGTAACGTTCGCAGGTCGCGGCGAAGCGAGCAGATGCGCTCGTATGAAGAAGCACTTGCTTTGTCAGGTTTGATGACGCCGCCTGCGAGCAAACTTTTGTCGCGGGCCAATAAGGCGTACCCGACACAAGTGCTCGATGGGTCAAGAGCCAATATCTTCATGGTAAATCAACGCCGGTCGCATCCATTGCCTTTACGGTTGATGGACTGTTTTTCTGTCGATTTGATCATTATCTGGTTCAAACTGTTCCAGAATATCCAATCGCAAGGCGTTCAATTGTTTCGTTATCTCTCCCTTTAAAAATTCTTCAATTTTTGGAATTTTCAAGTCTAACAAAATTTCAAGTTTTTGTTGCGTAATCATCATAGTTCACCTATTCGCTCTGAAAAATGCCTGAGCGAAAGCAGGTGGCGGTAGAGTCATCGGTCACTTTCTCGCACAGAATGTTGCGAACAGTTCCGGCGATTCTGATGCCATTGTTTCGTTCGCTCTTTATGACACCGCAGGCAGAGAAGGCGGTAATTTTCAAGGCCGCAACAACCGCCGCCGTCCTTGACTGCTACAATGTGGTCGGCCTCCCAAAGTTGATAATTGTTTGTCCACCAGGGCCCCCATTGTTGGCGATAGGGAATATCTTTGTAATAGAGTCTGGAAGGATTACACCAAGAGCCTTGCCATCGTTCAAAATTGATTTTCTGCAACCACTCAGTGATATAGCCAACGTCTATGCCACAAAATTGACAAATACCTTTCTCTTGTTTGTATATGAGAAAAGAAGCATGGCCGCTGAAGCATCTCACTGCAAACTCATTATAGCATTCATCGGAGCACCAGACCCTTCTGCCTTTCGGCTTCAGAGCGCCGCACCACTTGCATATTCCTTTCGCTGGTTTGGGCAAATCCCTACTTGTTAAGAGCCGCTTAAAACGAAGGCGATGCAGCACGGCGGCGACTTCTGGTGTCGACGTCATTATGCTCTCCTTCTTACACTCGGGATTGGTTCAGTCATGGCTTAACCTCAATACTCTTGAAAGTGCAACCACAATCCCTGCATCGGTGATAACGAATAGGCAAGTGGCTGCTGCTGTAAACGGGCACCCGACGACTACCACATTGGGGACAATGTGCTCTGTCATACAGGAGTGGTTGCTTGGCGGACTTGGTCCTCTTGTGATCATCGATCGGCAAGTCCAGGTCAGGCAGGTCATCTAAGAATCGATCCATCATAGGTGAGGTATGTCATCCAGCCAACCTTCTTGTAAACCACGCTTGATCCTATTCACGCGTGGGTTCCGTGATTCGAGCCTTTGCAGCAATCGCGCCCCACAAACCTCAGCCGCGAATGCAGCATACACCTTGCAGTCCCACAAGTGGTTGGCTCGATACTCACTTTTCAAAACCCAAATCAATCGGTCACGGCCTCGGATTCTCATCACCCGTTGCTCTTCGCTCGACAACTGGATCAAGACGTCATCGGTGGTATCTCTGTGCAGGTGATAGTACCCGGACCCGGGATTCGTCGCTTCAAACAACAGGCGGTACAGCCGGTTCTTCAGGTCATCCACATTGAGGTCATAACGAGTCAAGGTGCCCCCTGCGACCTTGACGGCCCTGAACAGCCGCATGCGAACCGTATCATCTCCGCGAACCGGAACAATCGGCAGTTCGGCGCACTGGCGACAAAAATCCAACACGACGTCCGGCCTGAATCCGCAATCAACTCCAATCTGTCGCAAAGGTAGTGACCGCATCGGGTCGTTAGCCAACGGCCAGGGTCTCCCCAAAAACTCGCGAACGATCTGGTAGTTGTCGAGCTCGCTCGTATCGCCAGTTTCCAATCGTCCCTCCCAGATCGACCACGCCTCCGACAGGTAGCCCCAGCCTTCGACTGAGATCCATACATGGTCCATCTGAATGTCAACGCCGGCGGTCAGCATCTGAACACCGGCCGGCACAATACCCGCAGGATACTGCCCGATGTGCGTAAGCAGCCTGCTTTGTTCCGTCGCCTTCTCTGATTCCTTCCACGAATCCGACAGTTGCGAGTTGATGAAGTCCTGGCGGCCTCCAACATTGCCGGCCTTCATCAACCGCATGGCATCGGACCAGTCCGCGGCAAGATCATCTACGGTCTGGATCGCGGGGTGGAGCATCAAAGCGGTAATGCGAAAACTGCGATATGTTGTTTGCGCCGGCTGACCCGTGAGCAACCCATGCTCGTCGAGGCTACATGATGATGGTACGTATCGACCGGCACAGGTCGCCAGCCAACGGTCCGTCTCAGACCATTTGTGATGACAATGGCAGCAGGCATAGTTGGCCCGACCTCCACGCCGATAGACATCCGCCGACAAAAGCTCGCCGGACTCACTCTTATCGAGAATCACGCACGCCCAACTCGGCCGCTGCCAGCGATTGCAGTGAGGACACGGCACCCACCATTCACAGCAATCACCCTTTTTCCATTCACGGTCGAATAGGTCATCCAGCAGCACCGGTGTGCTGAGAGCCAACAACTTCGACCGACCCCTGAACGTTCGCAACCGTTTGCGACCGAGGTTCACCGCGTCGCCCTCTCGGCCCGTTCTCTCCTCGTACTTGCCGACCTCGTCCAAGCACAGGCGACAGATCGGCTTGCCGGCCATCTCGGCAGCCGAGCCTGCAAACAGCAGGTAAAAGGCCATGTTGTCAAACATCGTCATCTTGCCGATGTTGATGTTCTTGACGTTGCCGGCGGTGTGCTTGAGCAATCGTAGATTTTCCTCGAACATAGGCTTGATGTTCGTCTCCACACGTTCAGACGCATCTTTCTCACGCGGCATAACCAGTCCCATCGGCACCGGGTCGCAATCGACTGTGTATCCTACCCAGCCCGTTGCCACCGTTGACTTGCCCGATTGACTGCAGGCTGAAACCCATATTTCACGAGTGGCTGCATCGTTGAGACATTCAATGATCGGTACCCAGAAGGGTCCGTATTCTTGCGACCAATGATCGGATAGGCCATGAACCTTTTGCGACAGAAAATAGTCACTTTCCATCCAATCCAACAACCGCTTGCGGCCGCCCAGCGTCAAGACCTCCAATTCCTCCGGCTGGATCGCTAATGGTCGTATCGATCGTCTCTTCGTGTCCATTGGCGTAAGCCATCCCCAAGCGGACTTCCCTAACGGATTCGACATCCTTTGACTTTCCGGGTAATCCTTGTGTCAATAATTCATATATGCCGTCAAGTATCTTAAGCGCCTGATTCGGCAGCAACAGCTCATCAGGTATCTTCTGCTGCTGCACTATCATATCTCTGCGCCACATATCGAGTATTTCTTTGACCCGTTCAAGGGGTTGATTGACGATCATCATAGGTAGTTCCCGCACGAGCCGGTCCAGACTGTGGATCAGGTTTTGATACCGCGCCACTTGACCTTCGATCACGATGGTGCGGTCCAAGAGATCGCCCCTGTGCTTCTGTAATTCGAGCGCCAACTTTTCGGCCTTGATCGCCCGCAAGGGGTCGCGGTCGCCCAAGATGTCTTTTGTTCGGGATAGTTTCTTCGCAACGAATTCTCCATACCAATTGATCGTGCTTTTCAGATCAAACGTGGCATCAACGTTTCGCGGCAACTGTTGTTTCGTGAACCATTCATATATGGTCTGGCGAGTGGTCGAAAAGAGGTCTGCCAACTGACTGATGGTCACCCGATCGTAGTTGCTCTTGTCGGCAGAAGCCTCGCCCTCGTCGCGCAGAAATATCTCTATCGCTCGAATCGCGGCCTGGTTGCCTTCTTTTGCCGCATCGACCAAGGCTTTCTTGCTCGCCACTATAGTGACGAGTCGGGCTTGCCCCCAGAGGTTGCTCGCCTCGATGTCGCTGTCGAGTAACTCCCGCAGTTGCTGGCCATGTTCAAAGTCGAGTTTCTTGGCAGCCTGGCTGATCGTCAAGATCGCGCTGGCACACTCCTCGAGATTCTGGAGGAATTGACCTCTTTCCCACGCCTTGGCCAGCACATCGTATCGCTCAATCAGCTCAGCTAACGGCTGATCGAGACCCGCCACCTTATCGGCCGCCGTCAAATTTACACAACCGTAAGCAAGCGACTTGACTCTGACCGCAGAGATCGGCAGACGCATTCGCTTGCGACGCTTTTTGCCCGACCGCGGACGTGAATTTTTTCCACTTGTGGCATAGGCCATCCCTGAGTGGAGGGATGCCTTACGGCACTTGCGTGCGACCGGAGGTTGATCATCAATCGCTTTCTTCTTCACGGTGGCATCCTTGCTCATCATAAAAAGGTCTTGTCATGTCTTGTCGCGTCAAGTCATGTCTGGTCGCGTCGCGTCATGTCCTATCACGTCGTGTCAGGTTCAGTCGCGTCGCGTGTAAGATTCTTCCCTTAGGGATGGCTAACGCTGTCATTCGTTCGCGGCGGCACTCCGCTTGGGGATGGCTTACGCCAATTGTCACCCGTTCTTGTTGAAAAAGGTCTTGTCATGTCGGGTCTTGTCATGTCCCGTCGAGTCTGGTCTCGTCAAGTCCAGTCAGGTCTGGTCGAGTCCGGTCGCGTGTAAGAGTCTTTATCCTCTGGCGGCGGCACATTGTCACCTGGTCTTGTTGAAAAAGGTCTTGTCATGTCTTGTCAGGTCTTGTCTTGTCATGTCTTGTCATGTCGCGTCCGGTCGGGTCTTGTCAAGTCTCGTCTTGTCTGGTCGGGTCTTGCTGTTTGAGACGGTCCAAGCGGCGTTTCCGCTCCCAGTTGCGGTGTTTCAGCTCCCGGCTCAAGACTAAGGCTTCGTAAAGATCGTCGGGGGGCAGAATTTTTCTTGTCGCTTCAAGAGCTCGCCGCAGTTGCCGTGTTGACATATCTTCGATCTTCATACGGAAAAACCTTCAAAAACACGTTCCTGGGTCACAAAAAGTGGCATCACCGGCCTAACCTTGACTTTTTCACGCTCATAAGTGCTGCTGACTCAGTGATTTATGTATGTAAGGTCGCATAAAAAATTTTGGGGCGTCCCCAGGAATCGCACGTCATTGACCCGCAATAGCGTAGTCTGGCGGAGGACCCATGACCGTAAACCATTCTGCCATAACATCTTACCACGTCTGTGCATCCTGACTTATCACATGCCCTTGCGGGGTTCTGTTTGCCTCGAAGTAAGCTAACCTGTGAGTTTACACAGGCTTACATCACATCGCCTAAACGGCATTAGCACGCACGGTCGGCCGGTCTCGTGGTTTTATCCGCCGTCGCAGGTCGGCGGCCAGATTGTCGAAGGTCTTGCGCATGTACGCCTGCGAGTTGCTGTTCCCCGACCGTGCAGAACCGATTCGAGTCGCCCGCTTGAGCAACTCCCGATCGAACCAAGTCATCGCCTCTGAGCCGAAACCCTCAGCCAGAAGGTCGTGATAGGCCCGGGCGAAGTTCGCTCGTTCACGTTGCATCTCGGCTTGCGAGGACGAATGAAAACCAACCGCCGCCAATATCCTCTCCGCCATGTCTTTCGCTGCAGGGTCGTAGCGGAACATGGCCGACTGAATCACGTCACCAAGTCTTGCACAGTTGGTGGTTTGCCTGGTTGGAGCACGAACTGACCCACCTTGCGATGGTGGTGCGTGCGCGTGTGTTTGCCGGTCAAAGGCGATTCGATGGGGAGCATCAGCGTGTAGCGACGTATGGGGAGTTACCGGCCCCTGCTTTGGCTTTCGCTCCCCTGCGTCGGTTCTCGTCGGCGAAGTCGACGTCGGCGTTGGCGGGGTGGTGGTCGGGGAGGGATTGCGTTTAGCAATCCCGGTGGAGGCTGATTCGGATTTGAACCGCGCTGTTTGAGCCCCTTTATCTATCGAACGATTACTAACCATTCCCCTTTGTCGACGTCGACTATTTCTTTCTTTCTTCTTTCCAACTTTTACTTTGGTTCCTTTAGTTACTTTGGTTCCTTTAGTTACTTGGTTCCTTGGTTCCTTTATTTGCCGACTTCCGCGGCGCGCGTGCGCGCGCGCCCGCGTTCTAGTAAAGGGTTTCCGCCCGGTTCCGCCCGGTTCCGCCCGGTTCCGCCCGCGGGCGGAAAAATGTCTATCCTTTATATCCACATTGTCCGGTATCTTATTCTTGTCCAAATCAAAGATAGGCAATCGCACTTGCTCTAAAAGCTTAGCTGATGCCAACTTACGCATAATCGTCGGCATCTTTCGCCGATCAACATGTAGAAGGGCAGCAATCTGTGAATCATTGAGGGGTTCATTATCGATGTCGAGCAGAAATCCACGATATGCCCGCGACCTCTTGGCCGACATGTTGACCAGCAAACGATAGATGCCATACAATTGAGCAAACTCAAGACCGTCCCCGTTCGACAACATGTTCATCTGATGATGATAGCTGACTGCCTCATCACCACCTGAGTCGCCAACAAAGTCTCGCGTATATTCCAGACTCGACATGCGACATTTCCGCATATCGTCAGGTAGCTCATAGCGCTCTTGGAAATGATAAATCCGCCAGACCTTCCTTGTTATCCGTCGCTTCCTTGCAGCCTTCATACGCTTTTACTCCTCCCCGGATTCGTTATCATCAAACTCCATCTGCTTTTCATCGTCAGACAAGGGTCTCTCCTCCACAACCTGGCCAGTATCCGTACGTACCAGAACCATCTGTCCCTTCGTGTAGTTGGTGATCCTGTTACACTCGATGCTTCGCTGCTCTTCCCCTATCAGTACGGAAGAACCAAGATAGGCAATTTTCCTCTTCAAACCATCACACTTAGTCTTGAAGCTTGAATTGACCACCTTTCTCTCTTTCTCGATACCCTCTAATTCAGACAACGTCTTGGCCAGTGAGTTGGCTGCGACCCTTCGTTCTTCGTCAGTAAGTGCGTGAGAGAATGGATGCCATTCCTTCGCTTCTTTGATTTGATCAACTTTCTGTTTCTTCGCCATTGTGTGTTCCTTTATCAAAAAAGATGTTTGTGTCTTCAGGGTCCCATCCTTGCTTTTGAAAAAAAGGTCTTGTCATGTCTTGTCAGGTCAGGTCGCGTCACGTCAAGTCAAGTCGCGTCAGGTCGGGTCTCGTCGGGTCGTGTCGTGTCGCGTGTAAGATTCTTCATTCGTTCGCGGCGGCACATTGTCACCCGTTTCGGTCTTAAAAAGGTCTTGTCGTGTCTTGTCATGTCACGTCATGTCTTGTCAGGTCCGGTCACGTCTTGTCAAGTCTGGTCATGTCGTGTCGTTTTAGTTGCGCCTATCCCAGTGTCGTCCGCGACGCGGGCCGACATAGCCACTATAAAAGCATCGTTTCGACTTGGTTAAGGGTAGGATCATGTGACTTTTGGGTTCTCTTTGTTTATCCTTTTGGGACCACCAAAAACACACGTAATCGTAACATCTCAAATGCCTGCCCCAGACCCAATTCCACATTGATGCAAACGATGTGCGCCTGTTCTCGATCATCCTTCATTCTAAATTCAAACAGTCCGCTCTGTTCTGATATCCGCATCCTGCAACAGAGCGGACGCCGTCCTTGAGATATTGGCAGGCATTTACTCCTTGATGTGTGTATTATAGATGGGGCGGTTTGGAAGAGCTTATGGGCACCGCCCCACCATCGGGAGGAAACGGGTTTATGCTACTCCACTTTTGTCTTTGCGATCCTTGATAGCTAAGTACAGCGCATTAGCTATCTCTGGCTGAGATATCGCTTTGAACTTTTCGACGCCTTCCTTCTCAGCCGTCAATTTGACTTGCGTTGCGTCGGCCTTTCGTTTGTTCAAAAGCCACATGACCGCCGTAATGGTGTTAGTTGCAAGCAGTCCTATTGACGAAGGGTCTGCCCAATCAGTCTTGGCGGCTTGACCAACGACCGCGACGCCCTGCTGCATCGTCTCGACCTGCTCGATCTTTTTCTTGAGAGCGGCGTTCTTCGCGATCAGTATCTCTTTGTCGGTCTCATCCGTCGCCGTCTCAAGCTGTTCAACATTCGCTTTTAACTCCGCCAAGAGTTGCTGCTGGCGGGCCGTCAAATCCTTCTGAGCGCCCGCGAAAGTCTGACTCAGCGCCCCTCCCGCCGCCGCCCCCCCTGCGAATGCCCCGCCGGTCGGCGTACATCCCCCTGTCGTCAACATGCCCATGATCAGACAGAGCACAACCCATTTGAACATTTTTCTAAACATAGTGACTCCTTTCAAGATTTTTTGAAACCTGGTTATCTGCGAGGCATCAAATCGCTCGCATCCTTTTCACGCATAGGCCTCATCAGTCGCTGATGGATACATTCATCAATAGGATAGTCGCGACACATCTCTGGCTTGGCAGCCCTGCCCCAGACACTCTCAATCTTGCACGTAGCAATACCGTTGGCGACCTTCAGCATTTCGCACGGCAGTCCATCATCCACTGCCTCTGTCTGCTCGGCCCGCCAAAACGTGCGACCGACGGAGATGCAGCACTGGCCGCATCTGAGGCACTCAAATGTGTCAATCTTGGGTAGCATCGATGCCATGGCCACCAGAGCTGAGTCGGTCAATCTTACACCTCTATCATTCACGGTAACGCCGTTTCTTCGCCCGTTTGATTTGCGCAACGACAAAGTTCCACTTATTTGCTACCATCAATATATCCTCTCGGTGTGAATCTTGGGTCGCTATCAATGCGTCTCGTTTTTCTTCGTCCGTCAAATGCTCAACCTCATCCTGAATCAATCGTGTTATCGTGTGGGGATCTAACGCATCAAGCTCCCAGGATTCTTCGCCATGCTCGGCGATATAGGTCTTACAACGGCTGTCTGTGATTTTTGCGGGGTTCGGCGGGGGATTATATTCTTTTACTTGCTCCATTGTCAGAGCGATACGGTCCACCTCACATCTGCTTAGAAATAATTGCAGCCTGTCTTGTATATCTCTGGTCATATCAATCCCACTGGGGTCGTGATCTCCAAGATGAATCAAGTGGGATTCTTTGCCTTTTCTTTCCTGTCCGATGAATCGCTGGGCCGCTTCCCACATACTACTTTGACTGACATATCCTCGAGAAGAGAAGTAGGGAACATCTATCTCGATGCAGATTCGTTCGAGCACGCCGATCAAAGCATCTTTCTCAACCCAAACTTCAACATAACACGCCTGATCTGCGCGAGTGTCTATCTTGAATTGCCTGCCAATGGCAGTGATGATGTCTTGTGGACTACGCCAATGTTGATTGCCCCTGCTCGGCCTCGTCCGATCTACAATCGCGTCCCAATCAATCAAACCAGCCAATCGAGCATCGTTTACAATCAAACCAAGTTTTTTGTACTCTTTGTCGTTGTTGGGGAGTATCCCTCTCGCCACAAATTGATAGTAGAGTTGCCTAAGTGTGAGATCGAATCCGTCGGCCAGATACTCCCGTACTATCGCCACTGCTCGGTCAATGATCTCAAGAGAGGGTTTTTGAAATCGACATTTCCTGTATTTTATCTTCGGCACTATCACTTACCTCCCCTGGGGACGGCTAACCCCGTTAGAGGCTGGGCCTCTAATGGGGCTAACGCCGTTTTGAGTTCGAGCCGATAAAACCTGGACGTCCGTGTAACCCTTGCTTTCGGCTATCTGTATGGCCTCCCGCACCGTCTTCGCCGATATGTCACACTCTTGAGGCAGAGCAGTAAAAAGTGTAGCGGTGGGAATCGTCACTCTCAAGTGCACAATCAACTTGCTGGATTTCAAATGGTCACCAACGCACGTTGGGTTTTTCAAGGATCACCTCGAACGTTTGATTTTGACTCATCCGCCTGATGCAGTCATTTGAGTCCGCTGCAAGAAATGGCCTTTTTTCAGAACTCTCCGTCCCGTTGGCTGGGGTTTGAATGGGATGTAGATATCCTATCAATCTGCCAACCCGATCGCTCGCTCGCTCCAATAGCAAATCCAAACGCGAATACGATCAGCAAGATGTACACCTTGTCTATCAGCCGTTGCACTGCAAACCTTATGGTCTTCCTGACGCAGGAGTCGGTATATATGGATTTAACAATCGGATACCGTCTTTCCTGGCCAACCTTAGAGCCTTCTCTACCCGCTGGCGGCGTTCCTTCGCTGACAATCTTTCAAACCATTGGCGATGGCGTTCCTTACAAAGTTCACATCTTTTATAAGGTCCCGGAATCGCCTCGGCAGTGAATTCTTTCCCACAATCAACACACCTCATGCTTACTGTTTCCATCTACTTCCTCATTTCTCAACAAACTTTCCTTAAAATTACCCATTCAGGGACTGATTATGCCTTTAACTTTTTTTGTTCTTGTAAAGTAGCGAATTTCTCTCTTTGTTCCTGCATTGCCTCTCGACTCATCAATATGCGCTCTGAGGCAATAGAAACCTGCGAAGGTTCTATGTGAATCGATCCACAGTTTGAACAATGTGGTCTGGCTGCTCGAGTTCTCTCACAGCGATTCAGATAAATTGTGTGGCCACAGTCACAACAGATATATTTATACCTTCCTCTCGTTTGTTTGTTCCCGTCAACATCCTAGGTTTCATTAGAGTGCGACTCGGTGCACCAGGACATGGCTGCCAACTCCTCCATGGTGCAATCTGCACCGCCACCTATTTAATCACTTGTGAAAGAGAAAAATGGGGCACGTCGCTGGGGATTTCATAGCTTCCGTGCCCCGTTCGGAGGAGGTGATGAAAAGTCTGCGCACCTGCAGGATATCAATCAACAATATGTGGACTGCGTGCGCGAGAATCCATTCTCACCATCCATCCATACAATTCAACTGATGGGTGAGGTTTTTCTGCCTCACTTGATGTTCTGCCTGCACGCAGGTTATGACCAGTCTGAACGATCACAGACAGATGGCATAGACAGACAGCGCGCAGGCAAAAAAAGGAGGTACTACTCAAATGTGGCTTGCAAGCTGTCCGATAACAAGTCCGTTAATCTGTCCGATAGCGCCGCAAAAGCGTCTCTTAACCAGACCCAAAACATATATTATCGGGCCTAAGTTTTATAACATTGTTCGGCTATTCGGCCCATGTCGGCAACCAACGACATCTCTGTGAATCTGTGATACCGTCTGGTAGTTTCAACGCTCGAATGTCCCGCGGCCTCGGCAGCACGCGATAAGTCGGTATTCTCAATCATCTTTGTGATGAATGCCGCCCGCAATTCGTGAAAACGTCGCAGCTCCCTAAGACCCGCTCGACGCTGAAGGTTGCGGAACATCCGTTGAAAATTGCCCGTTGGATCCGCCGCGTGAATGTCCGTGAGGATTGCCTCGGACTGCAAACGTATCAGCTTCTGCCAGTACCGAGTCTCAAGGCATAAATACGGCTGACTCTCAGGCAATTGCTCAATCTCTGCGACCACGTCATTGTGCAGTTCAATCACGACGTCCTCGAAGGACATCCGTTCGGGCAAGGCGACCATTCGCATCGCATGATCTTTGATCTGCCACGACCAGGTGTTCGTCGTGGCCGTTTTGGGCGACAGCAAAATGTGAGGATGCGGGGCCGACAGGTTTATGTCGCGCACCACTACATTCAACATCTCTCCTCGCCGGCAGCCAAGCAACCCGAAACAGGTACGTATTCTCCAGAGCCGCGAAGCGACTCGTAACATCTGACTCAGTTCCTGAGCCGTGAATGTTGACCGCTTCGATTCGGTTATCCGAAACAACCGTACTGCATCAAACGGATTGCTTGCGATCAAGCCATGCTTATGCAACCATACCCAGAACGGCTTGAAATTGGCCAGATAGCCATTCACCGACACCTTGGACCGCCCTTTCGTCAACACCATCCGATAATCCTCGGCGATCGCAGGCGTTACCGTTTCTACCGCCAGGTCGCCAAAGGCCCTGAGAAAATGGGCTAGGGCCATTCTCTTGAATCGAATAGACGATGGTCGAAGATCAGACCGTTGCAAGTAGAGTTCGAATTGACTTGCGACCGATTTGTCTTGTGACATAGTACACCTCCTTTTCATCTATCGGCCAGCTTTGCAAGCCACGCCGACAGAATAACCAGGGAGGTCGTCGGTTGCAAGTTATGTCTCACTCATCGTATTCAATTGTCAAAGAGCAGGTTGACAGGCAGAGGTGAGATTGTTTGGTGTTTGCCCGGGGGCAAGACCCGCACCAGACTTCAGTGCTCACCTATTAACCGTATGACACACACGCTTGTCAGCTTCTGTCACCGCTGCTGCCAACCTCAATATCCTGTAAGCCAAGGCAATCAATTAGCAGGCTCATATACCTTAGCTATCGACTGCATTATCTGACGTGTAATGACTATCCAAGCAACGTCAACAAGCAAGGCTGTCATCATCTTTTCCATCTCAATCAGAATCGCAGCCGTTCTGGTATGGTCCTCCTCGAGGATTGCCTTTACCATCATTTGCTGCATCGCCTCAATTGCCCCCGCTGACTGCAGCAACTCCGTCCGCGTCTTCATGCCAGGTATCTTTATTTCTGTCGATGTTGCCATATTGTTAATCAGCCAACGCAGGATCTGCTAATATGAAGTCCGCATATCGCGAGAAAACTCGGCCTATCGAATGTACAAGAGCCATCAGATGCGTGACTGTCCAAAAAAAGACCTATCTTTACGGCGATCTTTAATAGGACTAGCTCAACCAGGTCTTGTGTCTCTGCCTCGGTGGATGACTCCCGGTCTTCCTTGATGATCTGAGCCAACTCATTCGGTTCAAACTCGAACTTCATACCTCAATCTCCTTTACCCCTGCTATCATGTCTGCCCGTTTATCCGTAGCTCACTAGCTAGGCTGCCGTCGGTATTTCACAAGCACGGTTGCCCTCCTTTATCATTCGCAAAAATTGTTCCTTCTTTATCACCTGAACACCAAGCTCCCCTGCCTTGTCCAGGTTGCTGCCCGGGTCTTTGCCGGCAAGCACAAAGTCTGTTTTCTTACTCACACTCGACGACGTTTTGCCGCCTGCCTGCCGGATGGCCTGCTCGATCTGCTGCCTGGTGAAATTCTCCAAGGTCCCCGTCACGACGATCGTCTTGCCCGCCAACTTGTTTGAGGTCCGCCGCTGCGGCCGCTCAGGCCTGACACCCATAGTCAGTAACTGCTCAACAACCGCACGATTCTCTGGATGATGAAAATACTCATAGATGCTATTGACTGTTATTGGCCCAATTTGATCCATAGCAGCCAACGATCTCTCATCGGCATCCATTACTGCCTCAAGTGATCCAAAGTGCTCGGCGAGAATCTGGGCCGATTGGCCCCCGACATGCTGAATTCCTAAAGCCGCAATCAACCGCCACAAGGGGCGATGCTTGCTTGCCTCTATCGACGCAATCACGTGGGCGGCGCTTTTTTCGGCCATTCGTTCAAGATCGGCTACCTGCGACTGCTGCAACCTGTAGATGTCCGCAAAATTGCTCACCAGCCCCGCATCGACCAATTGCTCAATCAAGGCAGGTCCAAGGTGCTCGATATCCATCTGTCCTTGCCCAGCAAAGTACCGCAGCCGCTCCCTCAATTGCCCAACACAATCCGGATTCACACAGCGAACGTACACCCCCCCCGCATCTTTGGTGATCGCTGAGCCGCAATTCGGACACTCCTTCGGCACCTCAAACGGCTTGGTACCCGCTGGCCTCAATTCCTTCTTCACATCCACAATCTGGGGTATTATCTCGCCGGCCTTTTCAATGATGACCGTATCACCACAACGAATACCCAACCCCTTCAATACATCAAAATTGTGCAGGCTCGCACGCTTGACCATCGTACCTGCCAGTTCCACAGGTCTTAGATTCGCCACGGGCGTCAAGATGCCGCTTTTGCCGACCTGGATATCAATCGATTCAACGACCGTCTCGGCCTTCTCTGCCTCGAACTTGTACGAAATGCACCACCGTGGTGCCCGACCTGTGGTTCCAAGCATGTCCCGCTGCTCAAAACGATCTACTTTAATCACCATCCCATCGATCTGATACGGCAGATCATAACGCTTTTGCTGCCATCCCTGGCAAACCTCGATTACCTCTCCAATATCCTTAGCCCTGGCGATGTGCGGATTAACTGGCAATCCAAATGTCTTGAGCTTCTGCAATGCTTGATAGTGATCATCCGCCAATGGTTCAGAAACTTCGCCCATGGCGTAAGCAAAGAACGCCAGATTCCGCGTCGCCGCGATCCTCGAATCCAGCAGCTTCAACGACCCTGCCGCCGCATTTCGAGGATTAGCAAAAGTCTGCTCATCCGCCTCGACCCGCTGTTTGTTCAATTCGGCGAAGGCTCGCTTGGACATATACACCTCGCCACGCACCTCTAACGCCGCTGAAATCTCGCCGGCATCCAACAGCACCAGCGGCACCGCCTTTATCGTCCGCACATTCGCCGTGACGTCATCGCCCAGCTCACCATCGCCCCGCGTCGCAGCCATGACAAGAACGCCATTCTCGTATCGCAGACTCACCGCCAAGCCGTCGATCTTCATTTCGACCACGTAATCGTAATCATCGCCGCCGATCCCCTTTCGCACCCTCTGGTCAAACGTCCGCAACTCCTCGGCGTTGTATGTCTTGTCCATGCTCAGCATCGGTACCGTATGACGAACCGTCATGAAACCCTCCAATGGCTCACCCGATACCCGCTGCGTCGGAGAATCCAGCCTGACTAGTTCTGGATGTTCCTGCTCCAACTGCTCCAGTTCTGCGAAGAGCCTGTCGTATTCGCGGTCGCTGATCGCTGGCTGATCGAGCACGTAATACAGGTGATCGTGCCTGCAAATCTCCTGCCGCAACTGTTCTATTGTCCTTAATCTTGACATTTATCTTGCCCATCTACCCAATTTTTGCTATCATCAAGGCGGACTATGCTCACACCCCTGCCAATAGGCGGGATGGATCCCTCTGGCGTAAGCCATCCTCAAGCAGAGAAGATATGGCGTAAGCCATCCCCTGGCATAAGCCATCCCAAAGCGGAAATCAGAAAGAAGGCCCGCCCTGCGGCTTATCGCCTCTGCCGACAGAGGCGACTCGGACAGCGGCCGGACGGGCCCTTGTATGGAGGAAGCATACGACGGAACTGTCGAAAGAAAATAGCCCGCTCTATCTGGTCTGGCATCCGCAAGAGCGGGCTGGGCAATGAGGATTATGCCGAGGAAAAAACCAGTGGCGTAAGCCATCCCCAAGTGGAAAAAAAGACGGCCCGCTATGGTTTGATTTCTCGCCTGGGGCGAGTTGGCATCAGCACGCGGGCCGAGGTTCGCTATCAGGTTGTCCGAGCAAGTTGATATTGCTGATGCCATGACTATGAATCCTTTCCGTTAAACCATGAACCTATGATCCCCAATTCGCGGGGAGAAGTCAAGGAAAATCTTGGGTTTCCAAGAAGAAATCTCTAATTTCATGGGCGACAGTGACTTACAAAGACAATAGACAATCAAATCATGGCACGTGCAAAGGATAAAATCGCGTTTTCTCAAGACTTGAATGCAGCAATCATGGGTCAATTTGAGCGTCTGTGTCAGCAACTGCCGGGCAAGAAATTTGAAATTCTTGAGGCAGCTTTAAGAGCCTACATGGCTTTGCCAATGGACTATCAACTCTGTCTTTTGAGTCCCCAATTGGATTTACAGAAGCAAGCTTGCGATATTTTAATGAAGCTTCGACGATTGCGCATAGCACTGCCACCTGATGATTCGGCAAAGACCTTAACTGCTGGTTAATGCGGAAGATATAGACTTCTTTCTTGTAATCCAGTATCTCCATCTGACACCCTCGCTGTCTCCCCCTTTGTGATATTTGTTTGACTAAGTAATAGCCGTTTGCTATACTGGATCGTAGCATAAATTCCGAGGTGGTGGTGATGGAAATCGGCTTGCTCATCTTCTCGTGATTGATCTGTGGAGATCAAAGGCCTGCAACGAAAAACCAATCGTCCCACCGAACATATTTTTGGAGGTATTGGTGATGCAAAAGACAATTTTGGTACTGCTGACTATTGTTTCCGGATGTGGTTCGGTTAGCCATAAGCTAACCCTCTCGGAGAGCTACAAACCAGAAACCGGCGCACTAATCGAAGTAGGCAAAGTGACCAATGAGACCGGCAAGGTATTCGACATTGACCTGGAGCAGATGCTAACGGATGCACTTACTAACGCTCTGAGAAAAGAAAAACTATTACCCGTAGATGGGGATGGTCACAGACTGGTACTGACCAGTAGAATCGTGGAATATAACAAAGGAAGCGCGTTCAAGAGGTGGCTGCTTCCGGGATGGGGAACTACCGTAATAGCCATAGAAGGTGATTTGGTGGACGGGCAACAAGTGGTAGGCTCTTTTCGAGCCAAGCGCACTATCTCCGTCGGTGGCGGCTACACGATAGGCGCGTGGAGAACAGTTTTTGCAAGTATAGCGCGAGACGTGGTAAAAGATTTTCGCTCTAAGCGATTAGTCAAATAACCCCCGCGGCATATTGAACAGGTGATCGACGCTTGGTGATAGGCGAACCAAGCGAAAATGGCATTATCGGTTAGACCGATAAGAAGTCCTCTGGCTGGCCTGATTATTCCAGTCCCAATCGTTTGTCATATTCGGATAGAGCCGCTTCGGCGAATTGACATAGCGCAAGGAACTCCTGCTCATCAGTAACTGGTTCATCATACCAGACAAATCGACTGAAAGTTTGATCAGATCGGCAACTATATTCGATCTCGCCAATCACGGGCGAATCTTCATCAAACACTTCGCAAATAAATACTGGATGCTGGCTGTGAATTATGTAAGTGCGTGAGCCTGTTTCATTCTCCCCTATGAGCCACTCGTCAATTCGCGGTAACATTTTGCACCTCCACCGGCTTATATTTGAGACCGTGACCCCCCTCTTTGTAAAGATTCATCCAACCACAGTTGACGTATTGATATACTTCAGCCCACTTGCTCTGTTTCTTTTTGCGGAGAATGTTGCCCTGATGCTCAAATTCAAACATTGCACCACCTTTATCAAGTACATCGGTGAAACATTCGTATTCACAGGCCTGTGGATGATTGCGGGTACCTGACCATTCAACCCATCTAACTCTGCAATTATGGTATATCTTAGTCGCCTTTGCGACTGCTTTAATGGATCTTTGACGCATCAGAACAAGTTCTTCGGCAGTCTCATAAACTGATTCGTCAATTCCATCGCCGCCAATTTCAAATTCGCCCGCCAAAATCGCAAGGTGGGGACGAATGTCAAAGAAGTCAGTTACGTTATAATGACAACTTGTGTGGTGCCATTCAGCGGGCGATAAGGTTTCTCTCAATGCCTTAACTGTCACTTTCAACACCTTCGCCGCCTTGCTCGCCGGCAACAAACCACAGTGATATGCTTCAATTGCGTTATTGCTCATCGCGTAATTGCTATACCCACTCATCGGCCCAGCCTCCTAAAAAAGATCGCCCGCGGCATCTGAGCTGGACACTCGAAGATAGTCCGCGGGCGGTCAGTTATTCTCTCTACTTGACTTGTCGTGATTTGAGTGTCCAGCTCATAATTTACCACTGGTAATCATATCCCAAGAGCGCCCCGGCGTCAAGAAAATTCAGGCCAAAATCTGAAAAATCAGAAAATTTCGCATTCTTTTTTTAATAACCATCCAGACTGCAAAAAGTCTCTCTATAAGGGATAAGAAGGCCTCTGGCTGGCCCGCTGCTGGCCGATCCCTCCACAGGGCACATTCTTCCCGTAACTCAGTTCCTCGCAGCCGCCGGCTTAGCCGTTGATTTGCCTGGGCCAACGTAGAAGGTGGTCTAACTGAATCCGGGAATTGGTTAATGGCATGAGCCATCCCTAAGTGGATTGGTGATTCCTATCTTCACGCCAATACCGTTGTCCTTCCGCATTTATAATCAGTTCTTTATGGTTTTCATCTTCCCAGATTTCTTCCGGCGTAAGGATTTGGGTCGTTCCTTCCCAAATTATGGAAACAATAAAATCCTGCTTGTATTTCTTGAGTTCCTCGATAAGTTGACCAACCGTCATTGCATTTTTCGGTATCACGTCTATCTCCAAAAAGCGATCGCCCACGGTCTTTAAGTTGGACACTCGAAGATGATCCGTAGGCGATCAGTTAGAATCATTGCCTGTCGTGACTTGAGTGTCCAACTCATAAGGTCATATTCTACCTCGATGAGCAGACGACGACAAGAACAATTCAAGGAGATTTATTGTGGATTGCCTGGCGGGCCTGCCCGGGTGGGCTCAGGCCATGATGGCGTGAAGCATCCCTGCGTGGATTGATGAGTCCGTTTTGCCCGTCCGAACGTTGAGGTACGCTCCTTCACGAGTCTTAAGAAGCACTGGTAGCACGGGTAGCGATTCAAACCTTCCGCTTGGGGATGGCTTACGCCAATGGCGGATTCGCCGACATCGACAAAGCCGGGCTTGCCACACGCACACCGGTATCGAGTGCCCTCGTTCCCACCTTCGGGCAGATGAATCCCTACGGCGGAGTCTGCCTGATCTGCCATCAATGAGTCCCGCCGCCCGTCTTATAGAGGTACATCAACCAGAAGACCAGAGCGACTATCAATGCAGTCGCTACTCCGCCGGCGACCCGCCATAGCCAATCCTGCCAGCGACGGGTAGCAATGGTACCGCCATTCCGTACTGCCTTCATCTGCTTGAGGCAACTTTCAATCTCACGCACGCGGTACGTAACACCGCCGTCGTTGGCGAATAAGGTCTCGTCAACATGATTGGTGAACTCACTTATGGACTTGTGAGCTTCCTCGTGGGCACTCTTCCAGTTCAAAAGTTCATCGCACTTCTCATTGACGTCATTCAAGAGGTCTACTACTAATCCTATCCGGTCATCTGTCATTGGTCTTCTCTCTAAATTCTATGCGGCGAAGACAACCTCGCCAGCATACACTTCTTCATCGTATTTGATGGCGGTGATGGTCGCTCGATCGTCCGACGTTCGCTCGACCTTTTGCACGCGGAACTTGCGAGCCACCAGGTTCTGCTCGCCGATCACCCAGATGCTGTCCTTGGCAGGCGTGGCCGTTGCAAAACTGCCGTCGAGAGTTATCTGACGTCCGCTAACGCTCTTGATCGTCCTGGTCTCTATCTTATCGGCCGAGTCCCGGACCATCAGCTCATAAGTCTTGCCGGCCGGAAGGCCGGCGGCTATATCGCGGTCGATCGTCACTACGTCGTCGGCCCCCGACATATCCACCGAAACAAGCCGGCCCGTCGGGTCGTAGGAATCAGAGCCGGACCCGATCTTTCCCCAGTTGATGAAGTTACCCTGCACCCATACCACATCACCGATGGTGCACACGATCGAATCGATATCGGCTTCATATTTCACCCGCATCGTCAAGAGCCTGTTCTCCGCTAGCCGCAGGGCCGCGGCGCGTTTGGCCTGGTAAGACGAGGTGATGCCCATCATTTCAACCGACACCTTGCTGCTGGGATTGTCGATGCCCGCGTCGAAGTATTCGTTCACGGTGCGTTCGTAGTTGTCCTCCTCGCTGTTGTAATGTATTTCAAGCTCACTGGCCCTGTCCTCCAGCGGGATCCACTCCACCTCCATGCTGCCAGCGATGATGTTGGCACTGCTGAAGAGTTGTACCGGGTCGCTGCTCTTGTCGATGGCCAATCGCAGGACGTTGCCAGCCCAATAAGGCATGGCTCGACCGATCTGGCAGATTCGCAGCAAGGCATCCCACATCGACGATTCAAGATCAAACATGCCGTTGAAGTCAACCCGTCGAACGAGTCGTTGTACTACCCCGGATGACGGTGCAATCTCGACCAATGGTACTGTTGCAGATTCAATCCACCCCTTGCAAATAGCGAGCTCATCCATGCACCCTATGAATCGTTTATTACCCTCACCATCAGCTCCTATCTGCAATTGACCGCTGCTGTCCGGCATGGCCGCGGCTTGAGTTTGAGTCCCACCTACGGCGACTCCATTGACGATGAACTCCCAATCCGATCCGGTTCGACGGATAAAACACCAGTACCAAGTGTCATAAGTTGGTGTCCAGGACCATGAAACCGTGTACGATGTGCCGGCGGGATTCTGCCACTCGACTTTCATCGCATGTGCAGTATTGTCAAAGTACACAGACCATTTTTTGTTGTTGCCCGCTCCGTCGCTTTGCCCCAAGAACGCCGCTGTTGTAACGGGCACAAACCAACGAATGAAAAACCGCAGGGTGAAGTTTCCTGACCCAAAATTGTAATCGGCGTTGTCACCGGTATAAACATAGGTACCTGCTGCACCCGAAAGGTGCAAAGATGATTCACCCAATTGTTTTTGAGCAGTATTCAGGTGCGCTTCACCGGAAAAAAAGAGGACATGATCTCTGAGCGAGGAGTCAATACTCGATTTTTCTCCATCATACCCGTTGAAATGACACAGCAACACAGGCGGATAGACGAACACGCCGTAGCCTGTCGTGTCCAGATTGATTATGAATTCGGTCGCACTGTTGACTGCAACAACTGGTGCAATATCGCCGTCGTTCAAGCTGGTCATCAGGATGTTGTTGCCGAACGACACGGAATCACCTACTGATAAGCCGTGTTCCGTATGTGTGCTCACCACCGCTTGGGATTGTCTGGTTATCTCCAACACATAACGGGCGAGCGAAGGCTCGTAAGTAGGCGCCTCAGTATATTCGGCAAGAGCAGCGAAGTCTTCCAATCTGATCCTGCTTGGTGCGAATCCCTTGAATGCCACCACCTCATATGAATTGTTGCCGCTCAAGACCTGGATTTGCTCCCAGGTCAAGGCAATATCCCATATCTTCAGGTTATCGATGTCCGCATCCGCATACTGGTTGCTGCCGAAGCCGTATCGGCCGCCCCAGCAGTCACTGTCGTTGGCGTTACCAATACGTCGGGCCGTGTACGTTCCACTGTACGCTGTCGTCGCAACACCTAAGTTGCCCTCGCCGGCCCAAATCCCATTGATGTAGATCGTGACCTTCCTGCCTTTTTTCACCACCACGATCCAGTTCCACTGATTGAGCGTGACAGTCTTCTCACTTTTGATATTCCGTTGATTGGCGGGCAGGGCCGTCGAGTTGTTGCCGGTACAGAATACGACTTGGCCGGCATCGTTGGTCTGGAGGTGATAGCCGCATGACAGATTGGTCCCTGCAACGAAGTTGAACCGATTATCGAGGATGATATTGTTCAGCCGACTCGGGTAGATATGACATGCGATCGTCATGTCGCCGGTGATGTCCAGGTTGCTGGCAGTAGTCGGTATGACGATTCGATCGCTACTCGATGTGTCAAGCGAAAGAGCCCCATCTCTGTAGCCGGTCGCATCGTGCAGGTCAGTATTGCTGGGTGAACCACCCGCTTGAAATTGACCATCATAATTAGCCCCGCCTGTAATCGTCTCAACCACGGTTGCGTTGGCTGCGTTATCATTCATCTTGTACCAGGCGACCAGATCGCCGGCAGTCAGATCGTCGCTATCCCACTTGCCGCCGTCACCGCCCGTGACCAACGGCTGAGTAGCCACGTCAAAGGCAATATGAGCCGGGTTGCTGGAACTCTCCAAGCTGAATTGTCGAACAATACCGCCCCGGCGATATGTTGAAAACTCGGTGCTGTTGATGTTGACCGTGATGGTTGTCGAGGTCGTGGCAGTCACTCTTACGAGCCTGTCGTTGATCTCGGTCATCCCCCGCACGCCCGTAACCAGGGCATAATCGCCCGTTGAGAAACCGTGACCGGAGCCAACGGTCAAGACAGCCGAGCTCGCTTTAGTTATCCCCGCTACATCCCGGCTATTGTCCTGGTAGCACGGCACCACCCGACCATGACCGATGCAACTGAAACCAATGTTGCCCGACAATTGATCCGTGGCCAGGGCACGCACGCCGACACAGGCCAGGCCGGGGTAGATGAAGTTCACATCCAACACCTCTTTGATGGACTCGATATAGACGTCATCACCGTAAGTATCCGATTGGTCGGCTGTCGTCTTTTCAAGTTGTACCTCATACTGCTTGCCCCTGGTCGTCGCAAACTCCAAGTCGATTCGATAGACCTCGGCATTATTGCCGCTGCAGTTGCCGTCGAACAGGGTCGTCCAACTGCCAAAACCACGTTCACGATACTTGACGCGGATACCTATCGAGTATGCCGCCAGGTTGTTGTGGATGCCGTATGGGAACGCCACGCCGACGATGCAGTGGTCCATGTAATCACCGGTCGTCACGGCCTCGGCAATCATCCCGCTTGCTTCGGAGGCAAGCACATTCACGCGATGCTCCGTTATCGTCCGATTAAACCATTCGAACGAACCTGGTGAATTGATGCCTGATCGGAATTCCAAGCCGACGTTTTGGAGCGTCTCTATCGGCTTGTCATTTAGTTTGACGTCGCTGATATCGGCGATTGGCCCTTCGCCCAGGGCGACGATGCAGTATAGCAATTGCCGTGTGCCCAAGGCCTTGATCGCCAGACCTCCTTGTGAATAGGTGCTGTAACTTGTGGTGTCTATCCCTATCGTAAACGTGTTTGTCCCTGTACTGGTTACTTTGTACATTCGGTCGTTGACCTGTGTCATCCCGAGTACGCCCGCAATCTTCACGGCAGTGCCGGTCGCAAAGCCGTGATCCTTGCACGTAACCACGCCTGGGGTGGCCTTCGAGATACCGGTGACAGGCTTCGGCTCATCCGTTTCGCCCCAATAAGGCTCTGTCCAGGCGGCAATCACATTGCCGCATATCTTGCTGAGACCGTAATACCTGGGGATCACGTAGCCTTGTCGCTGAGTTGTCTCTGGATTCCAACTATAGCTCTGACTGCGATCGCTGTCGTAATCCGGCACCTTGCCGCTCTTCTGCGGGACAGGCATCAAGGCATTTATCAACATGCCGCCAGCCAGGATAACAGCAGTAGTTCCGAGGCCGTAAAGAAAACCAGAAGTAAGCCCGGTCATACCGGTCACAATCCCACCGCTAACGACCGCCAGGGTGATGAAGGCTATCGATCGCAATATCGTATTGTCACCACCGCTTAGGACCGGTACAAAGAGCACGTGGTCGCCGGGTTGCACCTTGACTACATCTAACTGCTCATCAGGTATTTGTTGACCGTTGACAAAGACCTGAACCAGTGTATCAGGTGGAAAACTGTTCCTCGCCAATTGTCCCAACGTCTCGCCCGTGATCACCCAGATCGCCTCTCGCTGGTCAGATTGGAGCGGATTGCGAATCAACTCTGCTTTCATTTTTTATCCTTGGACGATTTCTCGAGGGCCTCGATGCGGGCAACCAAATTCGACCAGACCTTCCGTGTGATCGTCATCTTGGGGTTATCCATGATAGTCGCGGCAGGAACAGGCTTGGATGGTCCAGATTTTTCCATGATTTGCCCATCCACGACCTCGTGATGAACATCACTGATAGCCTGCCATTGATCCTTTGATACTTCCATACATTGATCATCTACTGATGACCGTTGTTTGTCCGCCAATGATTTTGAGCAACGTACCCGTTTCTTGATCTTGCCGGTGTTCTCTTCGTATATGATGTAGTAACTCATATCTCTCACTTCCCAACGTGTTCG